CTGCGTATTTATCTAAAAATTGGTAGTCCTCTTCTTCATAGTCAAAAGCATACGAGACCTTAGCTAACTGGTCAATGTATGCAAGAGCATCTATCAAGTCATCGTGGACTAATTGGTTAGGGAACTGGAACAACTCGTCTAGGAACTGAGCATTCCACTTACCCTTGTTTAATACTAAATTACCGTGTTCTAAACGGCCTTGTAGCGCCCACACGATCCTGTCTGTCTTCTTCTTGTTGCCGTGTGTTAGCTCTTCTATTCTAAAGAATCTCTGATTCTTCTTCATTATGTCGTTCAGGTAGGGGTAGACAGCATTCTTTAACGCACCCTTCTCAATACCTACTGCGACTGGTTGGTAGTCTCTGACTGCTTCAAAGATTCGTCTGGCAGTCTCTTCAACGCCCCAACGGCCATGTATGATATTAGCAACCCACCACCCGTCCACGCCCGCTTTAACCACAGCAATTGCCGTCTGGTCAAGTCGTTTGGTTTTAGTCGTGACTTTCTGTACATCTGCAAATCCTGCCAAATCGACAGCAATGTAATAATTACCATCAGTAGGTTCTTCCTCACTAAATCTAACATCTTCTTCTTTAAAGAGTTCACTGCCGTGCGCCTCAAAGGATGCCATAAACTCCTGACGGAATGAGAAGGCTGACATAGAGCCTTTAGCTGCTTCAATCTCTTCAGGATCAAGTAACGGGTTATCGTAGCTAGTAAAGTGATAGCCCTTGAACGTAGGGTCTTCAGAGATACTAGCGTACTGGTATAGATCGTAGAAGTGGTTACGACCCATAGGCGTACCAATAAAGAGCGCATCACCCTTCTGATCCGCCAATGCAGGACGTAGGATTTGCTCCCACACCTCTGGCTTCATGTCTGCGTACTCATCCATACACAGGAACTTCAAGCTAACACCACGCATAGTCTCAGGTCTATCAGCACCCTTTAGAGAGATGGTGCAGCCATTGATCAGCTTAATCTGTAGGTTGTTAACGTGTGCTGACGCTATAACGTCATGGCCTAGTTCCAGTAGCAACTGCCACATAATGTCTCTAGCCTGTCCCTGTGTAGGGGCAACGTAGAACACCTGACCTTTCTTATCAGACAACGCACTGATGATCAGCCGCCAAGCAGCTAGTCTACTTTTTCCTGTACGTCTACCCGCAGCCACCACTTTAAAGCGTGTAGTGTCTTCCCAGACTTCCTGCTGCCAAGGTAATAGCGAGACATTAAGATCAGTCAAGCTAGTACGTCCACATTACAGGAGGCTCATTACCGTCAAGGTCGCGGATGTCAACATGCACAAAGCTACTAGCAACTCCAACTCCTGAAAAGCCCATCGAGATAGCCTCTTGAACAATCCTAAACCGTTGTATACCGTCTGTAACTTTAATATCTGCTGCGATGCCTTGGGCATGAGTTCCTGGTGTCTCCTTCTTTGCTTCTATGGGGTGGTCTACTGATCTGTAGCCACTTGTAATAATGAAGGGGAAACCACATCTAGCACGTAACAAATCTAACTTCAGCAACAGCCTGTCACTAATCTCATTCTCGCCAGTGTACTGACAAGCAAACTCTTCCCTAGTAAAGTAATCTAAGTCTTGATTTATATCATACATCTGTGTAGTCCCCTTCAATGGGTTCTTCTTGGCCGCCAGAGATCACTGTAGTCTCACCGCCAACACCTGTAATGGAGATGTTGATGGCACTCTTGCCTCCGCTGGCCTTATCCTTCTCAAAATAACTAACAGGCAACAACCTGTCCATGCAGAGCTTCCACGCTGCTGCTTGATTCTTGTGGTCATCATCTAACGCGGCATTGAGGATACTGTCTAACACCTTCCTACTCTTAGGCGATGCTAACATCCTAGCTTTATAGTCATTGATGATGGAAGCGTCACCTTTAGGTCTTCCTACACCTCTACGACTGCCTTTAGTAACAGCCTTAACATCTGCCTTCTTAGGTCTTCCTATCTTTGCCACTGAGTTGCCTCTACTGAGATTCTAGTCTACAGAGACTGAGCAGAGTTGCTTTCTAACCCTTTAGGAATACCTGTAGGACAACTACTAGTAGTTAACCTTTCAGACCTCCTATAGGGCATTAAAGCAACTCTTTTCAATCTATATAGTTATTATAGCATACTTTTTAGCAAATGTCAAGCTATTTCATAGGTTATTTATTGTTAATGTTCTCCCCTGTTCCTTTACAGGCGGATTCTCAGCCGTAACAGCGTCTCCGCAGTCGCCCGCTATAGCCCTTTGTTATCAACAACTTAGCCTTTATAGCTATATGTTATAACTGTGTTGCTTTTTAGTCTAATTTAGCCCTATTTTGTATCTGGGCGGGTACAGTAACAATCTCCGCAGCTACGCACCCTCCCCCGTCCCCTCTAGCATACCCGCCTCAGTCTGTACAGCCTGGAGTGTGACCAGTAGAGGCTGATCAGTCACCATAGATTCTGTACAGTTAAGAGAGAGTGTGCTAGTAGGTACTGTCTAGCCTACCTAACACTGTGTCACCACCCCGTCAATGCTTTGCAGGTTTATAGCTGTGACTCAATAGCCTGGTCTGGTCACGTTAATGTTTGACTCCCCAGGTTCTTTGTAGTATTCACACGCGCGCGCATTAATAGAAAGTAGCTATAAAAATAATTTAAAATAATATTGAACTTATCCGAAACCCTGCTGACTAACTAATACAACCAAACAAAACAGGACTACATATCATGACCAACAAAATAAACTTTAAGGACCGCAATACTCTCTCTATGCTTCGTGAAGCTGTAGGACACGCTGAGATTAGAGCCAGCCAGAAGCGCAGAGAGCTAGAAAACCCCACAGATTTAGAAATAGCTCGTATGAGAGTCAGGGAGTCTGAGTTTAGCCTACTATCTTCCCAGCTGCACTTGGAATGGCGGTTAATTCTTAACAAAGAATACGCAGCCGTAGGTGATGCGATAGAGAGCAAAAAAGACAAGCTGCAAGCAGATATTGCCAGACTAGACGTTGATAGAGCGCAGCAGCATTTAGACGCAGCAGAGTCTACCTATAGACTAATACATTCCCAGCAATAGTTGATTTATACTAGGCATTCGCATAGAGTGCCTAGCATTAAACCAATTAATACAAACCAATAGGAACTACTACAATGAACACTTACATTGATACTAAACAGCTTATACCTGAGATACTAGAGCTGGGCTGGGCTGTTAAGAATGATACTTGGACGGATTGCCCATGGTCTGTGTATGACCAGTTACAAGCAGACTATGTAGCATACTTGTTAGAAACAGGAGGCCATTATAATGGATAATCAACGTCAAATTGAGATTAACAGGGCTCACGCCTACCTAGAGGGAAAGATTTTGGACAGGCAGATCAAAAGGGTTAATAGAGTCTACTACTGCACGTTAACTCTGGCCGCTGTTACTATATGGGGCGGTCTAATTATTTATATTAATTCAATCTGGAGCGTATAGCATGAAACACTGGGAAATAGAACACAATGGCGAACATATCCGCATAGAATGGAACGAATCAGCAACATTTAACCTACAAATGCCTATTGGTGGCGAATGGGTAGATTATCATTGTTTCACTTGCTACGGTATTGAGACAGACCAAGAGGCGCTAGAACAGGCTATGGAAATATTAAACGAATCTGAAGAGGAATTAATATAATGAGAATTAACAAAGTAGGCTCAAATATGACAGAATTAGTACGTAGTAGCGGGGTTGTTGTGCTATTTAGCTATTCAACGCCAGTTGCTGCGCTGCTGCCGTCTGGTCAGTATGTTAAGACTGACAGAAAATATAGCGTCACCACTACCAAACATGTCAATAAATGGGTAGGCGGTAATGTTGAATCTAAATCTCAGGACTATATAAACGAATTAGCAGGCGGTGCAGCATGAGCAACTACAAATCAGCACTAAAAAGAATCAACAATGCCCAGACAGTAGAGGAGCTGCACAAGGTAAGCGACGGTCTTGAACGTGTTTATAGGTGGGCGCAGCTTACAGACAGTGAGTATATGCGGCTAGATGTTAAGCTATGCGACAGAATAAACCTATTGAGCTGGCAGCGCCTACGCGCAGATTACCCAGCAATTGAGCGCACCGCCTAAATATTCCCTGTAGTAGTCCAACCCTTGCCCAGTGTTAAAGCTGGGCTTTTTTATGCGCCTAGATAATATAAGGCGATTTAAGGCCCTGCAATGCCGCCCAGTACCCTAGTATATATTTATAGCTAATCGCAGCCAGGCGGCTTTATATGGCCCTGTAGGGCTATAGCTAGTAGTTGCTAGTAGTTGCTGC